TCACAACTAGATATAGCTTATAAAGATAAATGGTTATATTATACAGGTAAGATGGATATCAATAGGATTCAACAACTCGGTTGGGATCCAGATCCTCTTAATGGTTTAAAGATACTCAAGTCTGATCTTGACCATTACTACAAAGCAGATGCCGGACTGCAAGAACTATCATCTAAAATAGATCTTGCTAAAACTATTAAAGAAACATTAGAAGAAATCATAGGTCATATTAGGTTTAGATCAACTAATATTAAGAATATCATTGAATGGCGTAAATTTATGTCAGGATCATAACGGAATATGGAACTAATGGACACAATAAAGATTCGTAAGAAGAATCATGCTATGCTAGCGATATCAACTGAACCCTCTATAGATTATGAGTTATCATCTCATTTCGAATGGTATGTTCCTGGATATAAATTCATGCCTGCCTATAAGAATAAAATATGGGACGGGAAGTTTAGACTATATAATACACTACTCAAAGAAATACCAGCCGGTGTATATGATTATGTGAAAGAATTTGCTGATGTTCGTGGGTACAATATAGAACTTGAGCACTGCCCTACATACGGATCAATCAATACTAAAATAGACATTGATGCTCGACAATTAGTTCAGTTTATAAAAACCTTGACTTTAACATCAGGTGGTGTTAAAATAGAACCAAGAGAATATCAAGTTAAAGGTATTCTGCATGCTATACATAACAAATCATCACTTCTTTTAAGTCCTACAGCATCAGGTAAATCATTAATCATCTACTGTGTGCTTAGATGGTACTTAGACAACTATCATAAAAATGTATTATTAATCGTTCCTACTACATCACTGGTAGAACAAATGTATACAGACTTCGAAGATTATTCTAAATATGATGATACGTGGGATATTGAAGAATTCGGACATAGAATCTATTCAGGTAAAGAACGTAATACTGATAAGAGAATAGTTATTACAACATGGCAATCTATCTATAAAATGACCTCTAAATGGTTTGAACGATATGGGATGGTTATAGGTGATGAAGCTCATACATTCAAAGCTAAATCATTGACATCTATTATGTCTAAACTAAGAGATGCTGACTTTCGTATAGGTACAACAGGTACTGTACCTGATGGTAATGGGGATTGTCATAAACTCATATTAGAAGGTCATTTCGGTCCTATATATAAAGTAACAACAACAAAAGAATTAATGGATGCGGGTACACTTGCTCAGATGTCTATCAATATTCTGTTATTGAAGTATCCTGAAGCAGTCTGTAAGTCATTGAAGAAGGCGACTTATCAAGAGGAAATAGACTTTATTGTATCTAATACAGACCGTAATAACTTTATTAAGAATCTTGCTTTAGATCAAGATGGTAATACATTAGTTCTCTTTAACTTAGTTAAGAAACACGGTGAACCATTATTTAAGATGATATCAGAGAAGTCATCTGATAATAGAAAAGTATTCTTCGTATCTGGTTCAACTCCTACTGATGATAGAGAACGAATTAGACAGTTGACAGAGAAAGAAAATGATGCTATTATTGTAGCATCTCTCGGTACTTTCTCTACTGGTATTAATATTAAGAATCTACATAATATCATATTTGCTTCACCTTCTAAATCACAGATTAAAGTTCTACAGTCTATTGGTAGAGGTTTACGGAAGTCTGAAACAGGACAAGGTACTGAAGTATTTGATATAGCTGATGATCTTCATCATAGAAAAAGACAGAATTATACTCTCCTACATTCAGGTGAACGGATTAGAATCTATTCTAAAGAACAATTTGATTATGATATATATGAGGTACAGTTATGAATACACTACCCGATATAAGACAAATTGAGTTAGTAACTGGTATCACTATAGTAGGTTATATTGTAGAGGAAACAGAGAAACTTCTTGCTGTTGAAACACCCTTCGAGATCATTAGAACAGGTCATACTGCTGAGTGGGCTTTGTTCCTTCATATGTGTGAGGATGATCATATAATAGATATTAATAAGAATCATGTTATATGTTCTTTCGCGTGTAATCCACACTTTAAAATCCAATACATTCGAATGTTAGACCGTCTGTCAAAACAAGACCAAGACCAAGAACAACCTGAGATTGAGGAGGATGATGATGGGGATTATGTTGAAGAATATGATACTAATAACAATACAGTACATTAATATACTATCTACCCATTTCCCGAAGTCGGTATTAATATTATAACACACTTTTGAGTATTTGTCAAGGAAAATAAACACTTGACATTATATTCTTTTTAGTGTATAATGTACACTGTAATAACAAAATAGAGAGATATATTATGAGTAAAGACGAACAGAAAGAACCTAAACACTATCTAAACAATAAAGAGTTTTCTCAAGCTGTAGTTGATTATGTGAATGCTTGTAATGAAGCAAAAGAAAACTCATTATCTGTCCCTATTGTACCTGATTACATCGCAACATCATTCATGACGATTGCAAGTAAGTTGTCTAATAGGTCTAACTTTGCAAGATATACGTATCGGGATGAGATGGTTATGGATGCCGTAGAGAACTGTTTACGTGCAATCAATAACTACAAGTATGATTATACCACTAGAACTGGTCTACCTAATGCATTCTCATATTTTACTCAGATATGCTTCTATGCCTTTATCCGAAGGATTCAAAAGGAAAATAAACAAGTTGATATTAAGAACAAGTACACGTTAGAGGCAGATCATGAAAACTTCTTACATTACGGAGAAGCTGGATTGGATAGGACTGATTTTACTGTAGACAATACTATTGATATATTGAAAGATAAAATTAATGTTATTGAACGAGCTAAGAAGTTTAAGACAGCGGTTAAACGACCCTTCGTTCCTAAAGGTATTGAGCGATTTTATAAAGCATAAGGAAACCCCTATATAATGAAAGTTGTAATTCTAAATGACACACACGCTGGTGCTCGTAATTCATCTCAGATATTCATTGATTATCAAAGAAGATTCTATGAGGAAGTATTCTTTCCTTATTGTGATGAACATAATATTGAGCGCATACTCCATCTAGGAGATTATTATGAATCTAGAAAACACGTAAACTTTAAAGCTCTTCATGCAAATCGTAAGATGTTCCTTGATCCATTAGTCTCTAGAGGTATGACTATGGACATCATACCAGGGAATCATGATGTCTATCATAATAACACTAATGATCTTTGTGCCTTAAAGGAACTCTTAGGGTATTATACTAAGAATGTTAATATCCATATGGATCCTGTTGAACTTGATTATGATGGATTGAAAGTGGCTCTTATTCCTTGGATTACTGCTCAGAATCAACAAGAAATTAAGGATTTCATTTCTTCTACATCTGCACCTATTTTTGGGGCTCATCTGGAACTTCAAGGATTCGAAATCTCTAGAGGTATTATGCATCAGCATCGTGGATTCTTATCTCCTGATGCCTTCTCTAAGTTTGATCAAGTGATATCAGGACATTTCCATATAGCATCTCAACAAGGTAATATTCGTTATCTCGGATCGCAAATAGAGTTTACATGGAATGATCATAATGATAAGAAATACTTCCACGTACTTGATACAGAAACCAGAGAGATTACTAAAGTATTAAATCCTATCAGGATGTTTGAAATCATTTACTATGATGATGAATTGAATGATTACACAACAGCATCTGTTGATACGTATAAGGATAAGTTCATTAAGGTGTTTGTTAAGAACAAAACAGACCCATTCTTATTTGATGTCTTTATTGATAAGATAACCGCTGTGGGTGTACATGATCTTAAAATATCTGAAACCTTTGTATCAGATATAGAGAATACAGTAGTAGCATCTAATATAACAGATACAGGTGATCTCTTAAACTCATACATTGATGCCCTTGATACCCAACTAGATAGAGAACGAGTTAAGAATATAGTGCATACATTATATACTAATGCACAATCCTTGGAGATACAATAATATGATAACATTCCATACATTAAAATGGACTAACTTCTTATCTACTGGTAATGATACAACTACAGTACAATTGGACAGATCACCATCTACATTAATTGTAGGTCATAATGGATCTGGTAAGTCAACTCTGATTGATGCGTTATCCTTCGGGTTGTTCGGTAAACCACATAGGAACATTAAGAAAGC